TCAATATCACCAAATAATTGACCTAGTATCTTAGTGCTTCCCGCTGATTTATCTGCCACCTCTTCTATGAACGATGCAAAACCCTTAGATTTAATCGCCGCCACGTCAAACTCTAATCCCAAAGCTTCCGCAACTTCTGCCGCCTCCTTGGTGGGTTTAATTACAGCCTTAAGAACACCCACAAGGCCTGTAGCTGCTGCCGATGTGCTTGCGCCTGTAGTTGTCACTGTAGCGATAGCGGCATTCATCTCATCAAATGACACGCCAACCTGTGCAGCAATGGGCGCAGCTGTGCCCATAACGCCCGATAATTCCTCAATAGTAGTCTTACCCTTCTTAACGGCTGTAAACATGCTGTCAGAAGCGTCAGCCGCTATAAGGTTTTGTTTGGCGTATGCGTTTAACGATGAGGTAAGGCCATCTACAGAGCCCTCGATACTTGCGACGCCACCAATAGCTAATTTATTAGCCTGTGTAAGCGTGCCTATAGCGTCGGCAGAATCTTCAGCGCCAGCCGAGATTACTTGATAAAGCGCCTTAGTGTTTTGTACTAAATCGCCACCCATTTGCTTGGTGAGGGCGCGCACTCCATCGGATAAATTATCAAGCGACCCCTTGTCCCACGATGAATCTAGTAAAGTGTTAACCTCAGCTAAAGCGGTGCCGTAAGCCTTATACCTATTAACTCCAGTCACCACAGCCGCGCTAACAGCGGCAATGGCAGCAGCGCTGGCCTTAAACGCTGCATTCATCGCCTTTGACGTGTCAACAACCTTATTGCCAGCACCATCAAGACGGTTTAACGCCTTTTCACCCTTCAAGATTCCGCTCGAGTCGACGCGAAAGCCTAGATCTGCAATATCAGCCATTATTTAAAAATCTCATCTTGAATGCGTTTAGCTCTGTCTTGAGCGGTTTCTACTTCATACGGTGCAAGTGTCTTCGGATCGAATGCGGTGCTTGCACTACGCGCATATTCGCTAGACATTTGATGCAGCGTTAATACTTCCCACGGGGTTAATTCAAACCCCATGTTTTGTTGATATGCCCTGATATCCAAATGATCGTAGCCAACGAAAATAGGCTGGCCGTTTTCACGACCAACCATTTTGCAATTACCTAACTCGCTTAGATACTCAACCAAGTCCTCACCGCCTCGAATATCTGGCAGATTAAACTTGGTCGATTTAGCTCTAGGGGCGGTGTATCCTTCCGGCGTAGCATAAAGCCAAACCGACGCCCCTATAAACTCAACTAACCTTCTTGAGAGTTTCCCAAATGATTCTTTCGAATTCCGACAAACTCAATAACCTGATCTTTAATCCAAGGATATTTTTTGTACAGATTGAATGCAGAATCATGGTCACTTGAAGGGCATTTTCCGCCAACTGATAGATTTTCAAATCTATCAGTCACTCTCGCCAACAGGTCGATCGTTCGTCGCTCTTGCTCTGCTTTAGATATTTTCTTGCCCTCCCTATCTTCTGCACTGAGCTCGCGTGAGGCTGTCTTTGCAATCTTGCTGTCAAGCCCATAAAGATAGATTGTCATCTTCTTGTCTTTATCGTTAACAAGCTCTTCGTCAGTCTTTGGGTTGAGCAGGACAAGAGGTTTGGATTCTTGTATTACGCTAAAATCTCCGATATCAGCCATTACACAGTACCCTTAACAACAGTGGTTTGAAATAACATGCCAATCTCGCGCATTAAGAAATCATCAGCAGAGCCTTGAACTTCACCAGCCTTGCTTACTTGAATTGTGTAAAAACGAAGGTCAACGCCGTTATCATGAGCATATTGAACCGATAACACTGCACTTTTAGACAGTTCAGCCGCTTCGATAATGTCCCAGAACGCTGTATTAGTCTTTTTATACTTCAGGTTGATCGAGCCACTGCCAAGGCGTCGCCCTGTTTTCTGGTCTGACTTATCGGCAGTACTGTAGCTGTTATCAGTCACCGTATCCCATTCAGGGTTTGGTCCTTGATAGTCTACAATCTCAGCCGCTGTTGCTGGGGTGAATGTCAAGGCTTCATAGCCCGCTTCATCGAATGTTGCCGGTGCCGCTGCCGATACTGAAAAGGTAGCGCCAGCATTAGTTTGAAAATCGCTCATTAGTTAAGCCTCTTTGGTTTTGGTAGTTTTAAATTTTGGTTCTGACTTATCGGTCTTAACCTCTGGTTTTGATTCTTTTGTTGACCATCCGTCTTTTTCGTATGCGGCTAATTCGCACTCATACGGAAATAATGACCGACCGTCTTTAAATACTTGTATTGTTTTCATCTAAAAACCTCATAAGGAATTGTGACCGGCACGTAATGCCAGCCGTTGTCTGAAATGCTCGGGCCAACGGTGGGAGACCTATCAACTCTGATATTTACGCCGCCGCCTGTTAGCTCTGTTTTCTTTGGAAATGTATCTAGTATCAACTGAATTAATGAAGATCGAACGCCGGTACCGTTTTTCAAGTAAACACGTATTTGCAAAATCGACGGTATGCGGTCGCTTCCGTATGTACTCTGTTCTGGTCTCGCCTCGAGATAGTCAGCCCTTAGATACTCGGTTAGGCCGTCAACCTCAAAATTGTAGTTTTCACCCTGCACACTTGCGCCTAGACCTTCGATGATTGGGTCTATCAAATTTCGTATTGCTGGTGTTGTCATATTTGCTCTTGGACTATGCTGTTCCAGTTTCTAACGTTAATTCTAAGCATCCCTTGAGGCGCTTGTAGCTTAGAATGCCCGTACTCTAGCGGTATGATGTATTCCACGTTATTTGTGAAGCTATGTATAACGCCAAGCTGTATCGGGCCGCTATGGCTCCATCCGCCACGCGCTCGACCATCTTTAAACGGAGTGCCATCAACAACACGATTGCCAAGCTCAAGTATAGAATCGCGATGCACTCGGGCAAGGTCGCCTTTATAGCCTTTAATTAATGCGCTTAGATTAGCCACTAGTGATAACCCTATACATAATCAACTGTTCGCCTGGCTGTTCTCGATGAATCTTAGTGATAGAAGCCTCTGAGCCGTCCGTCACGGTCATATCTTTTGTAACGTTGGCCGATGCTGGCATCAAGAATACTTTGCTAGTAGCGCCTGCTAAGCCATTGTCAATTTCTTGTTTAGTAAAGCTAACTTCTAGCGCGTAGGTGGTCGTTTCGGTCGGCGTTTTAACCGGCGCATAACTTGGCCCCGTTATTGTAAATGACTTAAGCGTCACCAATCGTCCCTCGGCTTCAATCTTGCGAACAGCCAGAGCAACGAATCTACTGTGATCGCTCAATGTCTTTCCATCGTCTTAGGTAGAGTTACAATCAAGCCTTTTAATAGCGCTTTTGCCTGAGGCATGTAATCAAGAAAGTTATCACCGGTGAGCCCGCCGTCAGAACTGAAAAACTCAGTAGCTAGCGAGCCGACCTTTTCAGACTTAACGCGCCCACTTGGCGCGGCAGTTGGATCTAAACCCTGAGACAATCTATACGTTACCTCGCTGTGTGCTGCCTTGTGCTTGGCCGTGACGGTATAGGCTACAGTCTGGTCGACTATCCAATTAAGCGAGCTTAGGTAGTCATACGCTCTTACTGCATCGGCTTCTAACGTTGCCGCTGCCGTGTAGCCTCGAAGCTCAATGTATGCCGTTATTTCAGCAATAGTATTGTAGCTATTGGCATTATCTACAATTGCGCCTGTCTCAATTATTAGTGTCATTCATTCGCCCATAAAAAAAGCCGACCTAAGCCGACTTCGTTGTGTTTGTTTTGTGTTTATTAGTTACTGCTGAATCGATCCATCCTTATTGAATGTCACAAATACCACCTGAGCATCGCTTAGGTGGCGGTTACGATCTCTATCGTTATCCCGTTAGCGTGATTAAATTCAATATACTCAACCCCAATATCATCAAGGCATTGCTTTAGTTTTTCTAAGTCAGTCATTGCCATTCGCCCGAAACCTTGATCCATCTTTATGGAACTTGATTTCAACGCCAATATGAGCGCAGTCGCCGTAAATATCTAACCAGAGAAAGCCGTCTGAATAATCCCTGATATGACAATCAATATCAAGTCCATCTAAGCTTGTTTTCATCTTTGCTAAGTCGGTTTGACTCTCGGCAACCAATGCGCTAGCTATACTCTCGCCCATCTTAGCTAATATCTCGGTTGTCTCTATATTATCCACATATCACCTTACAGTCCACACATCTCAATTTAGTTTCACCAGTTCGTCTATCCCATTTTAGGTTTCTACGCCTCGGGTTTATGACTACCGTTTCAAATACGCTTAACTGGCACTTAGGGCAATGCATCATCTCTGCATCGCTCTGGTTTTGCTTGCGGTGAGGCTTTGGCGTCTCACCGCCTTGGATTAGTTTAAACGTCAATTTCGCTTGTTTCATTACTCGCTTTTGATTGGATCTCTTTCGCGATAAGTTCAGCCACGAACTCCTTGAAATTCTCGCGCGTTTGCTCTGCGGTAATTCCCGCCTTGCTGAGCGCAATAATTGCCGCCTGAGCCTCTATATCATCTAATCCAAGTAACGCGACATCATCTATAGATATTTCAGGGGCTGAAGTGTTGGTTATCTTGCGCATCGACCATGTACTGAGACCAAAACCAGCCAACGAAAAGATAACCGTTAGCGCTATAATCAATTCAGTCATTATTCAGCCCTCACGATATTGGTTATGACAACATCGCCAGAAAGAAGAATAAATCCACTATCTGAATAGCGTGTAGTTTTTACTGAAATTGACATTGCGCTTGATAAAGTTAATTCCTCGTCAAGCTTAACCCAGCCCGTATACTCGCTAGCGTCAATAACAAGGTCCCAATCAATCTTAGCCCCATCAATATATACGTCTGCATGACTGGCTAATTGATGCAAATCCTTTGGCTCCTTACTTACAGCCTTTTTATAAATTACATTCTCGCCGGTAAGTGCGTCAATCTGGGTGTATCTTACTGGCTCGCCGTCTAAAAATTCCTCCAGCATGAGCGAGGCTGGCTCACCAGTTAATGAGCTCACAGTTATGCTGACACCACCCTCGAAATAAAATACAACACTTCCATAATCAACCTCGTAAGAAACCAGCTTATTTTCAACGGCTACCGATTGCGCCGTATTATTTACTATTGTTGTCATAATCAAACCTCTCAAGTTAGATTTAACTATACACTAAGCCGCAATGTTTTTAAATGCCTCTGCGTTTCGTTGTTCAATTTCAGCTAAGTTGTAGGCCTTGCCCTTTCTAGGATCTGCGAACCTATCAAGCTTTACGCCATCTTTAAACAGCTTGTAACGTGTTGGCCCGAGCCATTCTTTTTGAGTCGCTATAGGCTGTCTACGCAACCAAGCGTCAAAGCTAGGGGCGTTCGTTATGCCTATTTTACCCTTGAGCTCATCTTTCGGAATCTTACCGACTGGCCTTGTATCGCTAACAAATGGCTTACGTGAAGTTTTGCCGCTTGATTTTGTTCTAGCCAGTGCTACCGTTCTGCATCCGCCTGGGTGCAATGGTGGCAATAGGCCTTGTCCAACCTTGTAATAAGTAATGCCGCTTGCGTTTAAGCCTCGGCAGATATCCGAAGTTCTGCCATCAAATACAGGACTGAGATAATATTCCTCAACGCCAATTTGCTTGAAAGCCTCAATAGTCGCCGTGTTCGATATGTGATTCAACGCACTACGAACTACCAGCCGCTCTATATTGCCGTTACGCTTGTACAGTATGCCGTCTTTGCGTTTTGCCGCTACGGTGCCACGTATGCGCTGCATAATCTTATCGGTCGACTCACCAAGAACATAGCCCTCATTGATTGCCGATGATATCAGTTTTCGGTGTGCTGTCGACCTATCCCGAATATGATCGCGTATGTGCCGACCGTTCATAGGTCTTGACATTGCCGCCGCATAAACTTGACTGGTCGTTAGCTTAACGCCTAAATCTGCGACACCTGACGCGATAGCAATCTGAGCGCCGCGCCGTAATTCAAATGCTGCGTAAGATCTACCTTCGTCAGCCATTACCGAGCTAACGACTTTTGTGACCTCGGTTTCCATTTCTGCAATGGTTTCACGTAACCGCTTTAAACGGTTGCCCGTGAAGTTATTCTTTAATAAAAGGGCTTTCTCTTTTTCGGTCAAGCCCTCTAAAATATCGTATAACTGAAGCGTTAAACGATCATCAGACCGCTTTAATAGCTTTAATATCGTATTAGTAACGTGTGTGCCAAAACGATGTTGATTTAATTGCTGATTGCCTATTAAATCCTCGAGCTTTTCAGTTTCCACTAGACCGCTTTAAAGCCGCCCTTAGCGTAGTTATCAACTTCTTGTGGGTGAACGTTGGCCTCTTTGCCGTCATCGTTAACCATTTTAACAAAAGCAACTTTACTGTTAACTTGAACCTTAGCCTCAACAGGGCCTTGAGTATTTGAAGCCTCAGTGTTGGCGTTAGTGTTCTTTTTTCGTCTACTCATTTAATCACTCCGTAAACGGCTCGCAACATTAAGAAGCGAGCCGCATTGTTACATTTAACCTGCTAAGATTCCAGCATGTTTAGCATTAGGCGCTTCTACACCCCAAACTAAACCAATCTCATATTTAACTTGCTTGTAGCCCTTGTATATTGCTACCTGAAAAGTTAGCCCACTAACAGGGTCAGTTACCGACATTACATCATCGGCCTTATCGCCACCCTGAGGCATGGCAGGCGCTCGAGTCGCAAGCAATAGAGCGTTCTTGTGGAACACCATATTGGCCGTGTAGTCAGTTGTGTTAACAGTGATTGCTTCGTCGTCAGCCACAATAGCGGGAACACCAGGTGAGGCAATGGTAAATACACCTGCCGACAATGCTGTTACAGCAACGTGGTTTATGCCGCCAATAGTCACTACATCGCCAGCTAAAATGGTGCCAGAACCAGTGTCCACCGTGATAGTCGTGTCACCGGCCGCCAATGCGCCATTAAGCAAGTAAGAAGCGCCTGCGCCCGCTGTATGCGACTTAATGCCTGCTGAGTAACCCATAGTGAAGTTATGCAATTGACGTTGTTGACGATTGCGTAGCATGGCTCCATTGTCGCCAGCCTCGTTTACATGAAACAAGCCAGTTTGAATACCCTCAACGTTTGCGCGAGCGGCAGAGCCTAGAACCATGATTCTCCCCTGAGCCGGTGCGCCAAGATCATCAAGCATCTTGTTCGACTGAGCAAAATCAGTATGGTTGTTTGCGGTGCCGAATGGTGTGGTACCCTCGATGCCGTAAGATCGAGCAACCTTTTTGTAGAGATCGCCTAAATCAGACTCGACAGCGTTCGAGATAGCGCGGAAACCCTCGCTAAACTCATCTGCTAGCAAAGTGTTGTATTGTCCGCTTGGTCCCATTGCTAATTGCTCTTCGCCATTCCATACAATAGGGTATGCCTTGGCTTTTGTCATAGTGACTGAGCTTTTAGTATGTGTGGCACCGCCGCTATTCGCAGGCTCTTGACCCGCAACAATATCTTCAAGTGCTGCCGTTCCCGCAATCGGCGCTTCAACAGTTTGACCGACGGCCGCGCCGCTTGCCTTAGAATTTCGAGACACATTGGGAATAAATCCGATGTTTTCTCGACTAACTTCATGCAATGCGGTGTAAATGGTTGGGATTAAGCCCGTTAATGTATTTGTAGTAGCCATAATTTAAAATTAACCTTCGATTATTTGGTGTGATTGTGTGGCAGCGTATTGTTCAGAAGGATCTAATCGTTCCCACTGACTTCTCGCCATAGTTTTTTCGCCAGCTCCGCCGCCATTTCCACCAGTAGCTCCGCCACCTGTAGGTTGATTGAAACAAAATGATGTATCGGCCTTATCGCGCAAAGCAGCGAAGTAATCTGCCTTGGTAATAGGTCCATCAGGGCCAGTCATTGGAGTGCCGTCACTGTGGTAAGCTTTATACTCACCACTTTCTGACTTTTTCCAATTACCCAAAGATTTCTCAATCAAAAAATCTTCTGCGCCGCCGTCACGGATCGATACCGCTTCGTATTTAGCATTGTACTCGCTCAAGCCAGATCGAAGAAAATGCTTCAATTCGGTTTGCTCGAGTGTTTGTTTTGTCGTATCAAGTTCTTTCTTGACCTTATCGCTCTCTTCTTTCATAGCCTCTATCTGACCGCGATACTCAAAGGCCGACTCTTCTTTCTGCTTTGCAAGCTGTTGCCGCACCTTGTCAATGTCAGCGTTTCCAGAACCATCGGCAATAGCTTTTTCAAGCTTAGACTGTAAGTCTGCCGTCTTCTGATCTGCAATAGCCTTGGCTGTAGTAGCAGCCGTCATGTTTTCGGTATAGCTTGCCTTATGAACCGCCAATTGCTTTTCACTTACCTCATCGAGATAAGCCTCAAATTCAGGGCTAGCTAATGCTTCTTTAGGAAAACCTTCTGGGGCTTGAAAGCCAGTTAAATCAAATTTCATGTTGTTACTCTCCGAGTAGGTTAGGTTTAAAGCAGACTCCGCCGCTCATAAAAAAGGCCGCATTCAAGCGACCTTGTGAATTTTGCTATGTTGGCCTATCTTGTATCTCGCCCTCTAGGGCGTTATCGTCCTTTTCGGTGAGTCCCGCCTTGCGTTGAGCGTTCCATAGAACTGATACAGCTGTATTACCAGACGTTACCGACCGATCAAGCGCCGCTATTAACTGCGAGCTAATTTCTTTATTGTCAAAATTAGTATCAAGCTGAAACTCTGCATTCTCTGGCTTGCCCAACCACCTCAACTTCAAGTTAGTAGACATTACGACAGCGTTAGATATCGAATTAAGCATTGTGAAAATACTTGCGTGTTTAGTCGCAGCTCTAAGATGCATAGACTGAGCCGCTTCAACGCCTGCCGTATCTTGTGTTATTGCAACGGCGTGACGTTCTGCGTATTTCATTTGAAGCTCAAAGGCTCTCATGTACATTTCATCGCTACGCTCGCCAGCCTCCACCATGCCAAACTTTGCTTCATCGCTTGTGGAATACCAAAAGGCACCAGCTCCAAAGCCCATCAACATAATGTTGTCGGCCTCTGCTTGATCTGTCAATCCGCTTGCATACGGCGTGCCTTGTCCGTAGAGCGATTTAAATTGACCATAGTCCGCTGAGTCCTTATAAATCTGTAGGGCCGCTCTAGCGACAGGCAGTAACGGCACCGGGTCATATCCTGGCAAGTTATCGACACTACCCGCAACAAAGGCCGGTATCTGGTCTATTTTAAGCTGAACATCACTGATAGTTTCGCCCGTCTCAGTCCTTATGAACTGCCATGGCTTGCCATCTATTAACTCATACTCACGATACCGCTCTATTGGATCGATCTTGTACTTATCTTCTGGAGCAAAGTAATTTTCTTGCAACTTAATCGCTGCAAACAATGACTTATTGTCATCATGTACAGCGTAATCAATAAAGTTCTCAAACGAGTACTCAGATATATAAGGCTCACCACCGTTTCCCGTTGGCGCATCAACAACAAGTATTTGCGTGCCGGTCTCTTGAACCTCGCGCAACATATCAACCGCTAAGCCTTTACCGTCGCGGCCATCTTTAGTGATAGCGTAATCAATATTGCTTTCAACGTCCTGAGCGAATGCTAAGCCCATGACGCCGTTCTCAACGTCTTGAACGATGTCAGGCATGAACGTGCGTGACTTGTATTCAATATACTGAGCGGTACCAAGCTTGATATTGGAATTATCTTTCGACAACTCACCAGCTCGATCGCGGCCTTTCATTCCAGCGGTCATAGGTAAGTAATCTTCATCTTGACACTGGATATGCTCTAGGCCCTTTATAGCATCGCGCACCTTAACAACTTGTTTCTTGCGTTCGGTATAATCTTTATGGCACTGTGTGTAATTGCTCATTTATTAGCCCATTGCCATAGCGCCAACTTGGATTGATGGCTTATTGACTGGCATCTCGTAATGACAAAAGTAGCCAAAGCCGTCATTTTGATGATCAACTCCGCTTTTCTTGTCTGGTTCGCCGTTTTTGTCATAAGCCTGTTGCTCTAAGCACTTTGTTGTTTCTGGGCAATTTTTAGCATTAACCCAAATCTTTTGTTTTGTAAAAGCCGTGTTTACTGATAGCACCCTATCTTTAATGAATGGGTTTTTGCTCTTAGCCTTAATATTAAACTTGGCCGCTTTCAATAATCCAATATCGGAAATTGACGCGCCCTTGCTTGATGTGTTCTTACCGCTAGCATCAGGATAAATGTAGATCTTGTGCTCTGAATACTTTTCTTGAATCGTTTTTATCAAGCTTGGCGTGTCGATACCGTCGACCAACTCAGCTACACAGTGATAACCATTGTCGCGTTTAACGAATATACAGCTAGCCATGTGGTTAACATTGAAGTCTTGCCCTATGTATAGCGGCTCACGCTCTTTAATCTCTTCATGGCTACCGTTGGCCACCCTATTGAAATTACGGTAAACAGTGCCGCTTGTAAGATTCGTAAACTGGCCATCAATATAGGCCGCTATAAGTTCTGGTGGATACGTCTCAAAAAGTGAATCAATGTAGTCATCAGGCAAGTTGTTTTCATTTTCATAGGTGCTTGCGTGAACTATTCCGTAATAGCTATGCTTACCCGTCTTCTCGACATGCTCAACAAACTGTTTATGAACGAACTTAAAACCCTCTGGTGTTGTCGTAACCGCCGCACCATTCGATGCATCTATCCAATTGCGTTTATCTGACCACCTTAGCCTAGCGATTATCTTACGCCATGCCAGTGTTGCTTTATCAGTACTCATGATGTCGATTTCATCAATCAGCGCTTTGCCAATCTTAAAACCAACAATACTTGATGGATTATCCATTGATCTACATATTGTAGTGCCAATGTAATTGCGCCCGTTATACCAGTGAACCTCTTTATCAGAGACCTTGATATCCACCTTCAAACCCATGCCTGAAGCAACCTCTTCAGCCGTGGGGAAAAATATGTCTCTTATCTGCCCGTAGTTGGGAGCAAAGTAACCTTGATTTACCTTTGGTTTTTCTACAAAGTGAATAGCCTGGTCAATTAATCCAGCGTATGTCTTGCCCGATCCAAACCCACCAACAAACGCTTTGAACTTCTTTTGTATTTGCAGGAACTCGGCTTGCGGCCTATTTGCGCTTATCCGACCTTGCATCTATGACCTCAACCCTCAATGAGGTTATTTCTTCATCGCCAAGGCCCATAATATTAGCGCCATAGGCCTGCACGTTTACATGCTTACCAAGTAACTCAATATTCTTTAATTTGTCTGGCCACTTAATCTTGCTTATCACTGTGGCCATACCTTCATTGTCTAAGGTCTTAGTTAGATCAATGCCTGAAATAGTGGTGCGCCAAGACTTTGGCCAGTCTTTAATCGCCCTCATATTGCCTTGATCATCTAGGATGTCAGCAACGTCCATTTCGTCTATCTCAATATGTCGCTTTAATACATCTTTAGCGGAGTAATCAAGCTCATCGTTTCTTGCCTTAGATAAGTCGCGAATGAAGTCCTGAATAATAACAGTTGATAACAGTCGTGATGATTGCTCTTGTGCTGTCTTTTCAGAGTATCCAGCCCTTATAGCGGCCTGAGTACCATTTAAATCTATTAGGTATTCTTTGCAAAAAAGCTTCTTCTGTTCAGTCAGCTTTGCCATGTTTACAGCTCCGCCGTATTAGTTAGACTCTCCGAGCCATTGAAATGCTTACTGACGTTAATCAATAAGCTTGTATTTTTACTTAATCTTTACCGGCTGAACTTGATCATGAAATATAACCCATCTCTTTAAGAAATATCGTCTTAGATATTTCGCACAACGTTACGCATTCAGACATTTTCATGCCAGCCTGAACGTAGCTAATGCTGTACTGCCCGTCTTGATCATCTAAAGCCAGCACAATAAGCTTCTTGCCACTCTCAAAGGCTCCGCGCTTTCCTATCTCTGACAATGCATCTTCGAGCGCCTGTTTCTGGCTACGCATTCCAGCGTCTCCAGTCTTCTCGGAAAGATCGATCAGATTAGTCATAGCGTCTTACCGTCCCATGCAATAGTTGTCATTATTCGTCTATCAGAATGTATTCGAATGCAGCGGCGGCAATAGTGTTGTTAACAGATACAGACTCTATTCTAAATTTAATGTCTGACCCAGCTGAAAACAACTCACCAGCAAACTCAGTGTAACTAACAGCATCACCAGTTTGTAGATCAAAAACCCTAGCAGCGCGATACACACCGCTAGGCTCTCTAACCCTTAGCGATACTGTAGCTGAACCACTAGAGCCAGTCGACCTAGTTATTGATACGCGAATTCTCTTAATTAAAATTTTTTTTCCGGCAGGAACCGTGTAAGCCCCTATTGCGCTTTGTGAGAATGAAACGGGCATAACGACGAAAACGTTTGACGCGCTAGACGTTGGCCTTACTGTTATTTCACCTTCGTTCTCATTGCCATCAATTACAAAAGCTCTATTGATTCTCCACCAAGAATTTACGGAAGCGACAGAGGTTGTACCGTTGAGTACAATGTCTTCATACTCGTAGGCGGTGCTTAACTCAGTTTTGAGCCCGAATATTCTTAAAGTTCCTGCGCCGGTGCCAGCTGGATTATCCTCAGTATTAGAGCTAAAAACGTCTACCGTCTCTGGAGTGTATGCAAGCGGTTGCCCTGTGTAGGTAGAGCCCCCATTCCAAAGATCTTCCGAGGCTCCAGTGTCTATGTCTGGATTTCTTCCGAACTTAGTTCCAGACTCGATCCAAGAAAAACGACCCAACGCTAAATCTAACTCACTATTTACCGATCTAAACACCCTTGTATCTGCATCTGAACCAATTACCGCATTGATCGGCAAAATACCTTGATCGAATGAGCCATACTCAGTATGTAGGCTTAGTGTCGTTTGGCTGTCACTGCCATTAACAAGCCTTACGCGAAAGTATCTAGCGCCTTTTACAGCAGTATGAAATTCATTAATTCCAGACTCTAACTCATAGCCAACCGGTGGATATGTTGATTCTGTGTTTAATATATTGTTCGTAAACTCAAAATATAGAATGCCTGCTGCATCTGTCTTGCAATTAACCAAGACCCACGGCTGAGGCGTTAGCTCCCAGGCACCCGTAAACGTCTCACCAGCGCCAAGAGGCACGGTGGTGCTATTTAGCTGTGATTGTCCATAGCCGTTAATATATGCGTAAGACGGGCTTACGCTGGCCACCAATAAGGCTACAAATAAGGCTACAAATAATACAAAATTAGCTATTTTCATGTTTTAGTTTAAAGTTTGCATTATGTTTAAATTAAAAAGCCCCGCTATATCTCTATAGTCGGGGCAGCGTTTTAGATTGTCGCTCTAGTTAAGCTGCTCTTGTGAACCACGGCATCAATAGTCTTACCGGCTTGATTTTCAATGAAAGCGCGTTCAAAGCTGAAATCATTTGCGTGATTATCATCAACTCTAAACTCCACTGCTGTCTCGCAATCCGAGGGGTACGTAGTGAAAATAAAGCCGGTTAGTGTTTCTTGCTTATCGTAACGAGAGCAGGAAACCGATGAACTTATTTCACTATGCTCGCCGGTAGCGTCAGATGATTTATAAAACTTAAGTGTAAACATGATTAATTTCCTGATTGATTGATTGGTTAATTCTAATAGCCGCCAAGGTTGCGCATTATAAATAGGCGTGGCGACTGTGTTATTCGTTACGCCAGCTATTGCAACTGACTTGGCCTGAAACTCGCTTACCGACCACGTAAGCCCCCTAGATGAGCTAGGTCTCGTAATTAAAATCTCTCGTCGCGGACTTACACTTCGCAATGATTGGATGCCGCAGAGAGGTGAAATGATTCTTTTGTTTAATTAGGGCGACAGATAATTTTAATGGTAGCTCTTAGCCCCCTGTTTATATCGTGTCTGCCGCCCTTGTTCGTTTAGCGTACTTCGTAACCTTCGATATTAAAGACCATTGTCGTCATCGATGATTAAACCTAAATCGTCGTCTTTCATGGCCTTACATCCAGTCTTGTCTAATCATTGATTCTCTCTCTTGTTGATTCTGTAGAGGTGAAAACTCTAATGTAAATAATACTATTACATTTACACCGATTATGCAACATCGTTTATTT